TTCTGCAAGTTTTTTATCGTCAGAACTAAACCCAAGAGGCATCTTAATAATAGGCACGCCAATACCATGACGTTCCTTCTGAATCGCATCGATCTTATAAAGAGTGTTACCTGTGAAGTATATTTTGCCTTTCCGTCGAGCCAACCATGTTCCGTTATTTGTCTTCGGACACCAAACAATGCCATTGTATATAGTACGTTCGACAGTCGATCCATAGCGAGATTTAGATTGAAGTGGCTTGGCGCCAATTCTAGTGCGCGAAATTAATAGTTGATGTACAATAGAATTTGGATATTTTGGATCCGGATGCTTCCAAGAATTAAAATTTACTCCCCAACCAAGAAGTATACATGCTAATGCAATTGGTTCAAGTCTCTCCTTATCATTTTGCCGAATCTCATTAAGTCCACACCCATCACCACGAAGGCATGTATCAACAAATAGATGTAGTTGTGATTTAGTTAGATTTAATATAAATTCATTCGTTACTACCTTATTTTTACCTTTTACATAATCCTTTATCGAATCTGTTGCATTCGCATTTAGTCTAAATTGTATGCCGTTTGGATCATTAGTCTTAGATCCTTCACGCCAACCAGCAGGCAATCTTCCTTGCCCAATATTACTAGAATTGCCTGTGTACGGTGATCCAAATAACTCAGATAAACAATCTCTAATTCTATCTATATCTGGTGAGTCGTTATTCTGTGCAATTAGACATCCACTTCCGCTTCCACTGTCCCAACTACCTTCGGTAATGAACCATCCAATTAATTCCACAAGGTCATCTTCATATTTGGCTATTGTAGGAATGTCACTATTCAATGATGCTCTTGGAATTATGTGCCGTTGGCGCAAATTTTCTGTAGTAATAAACTCATACCCTGATGCCCATGTACTATCCTTCACTAACCATCTGTGATCCGGAGTCGATATTGACGAAATGTGTTGTGATTCCATCTGAATAACATCATGAGTTCCCGGATAACGTCGTATATATTGAACAGGTTGCCATTCCGATAAACCAGTCTTAGGATTTATGGTCATTACCATATCTCCTTGGATGAGCTGATTATGGAAAAGCCAACCACGTTGAGTTAAAATCTCTGTATCTTCAGATTTGCAGTCTTTGTAATAGTAATGTTTGTAGGCGCTTCTAAGGATTGAAATTCCTCGCATGTCGCCAGCTTCTTGCTCAAGTACAAACACTACGAGTTTTTCAATCGGAATTTTAATTTCCTGCCAACCGTTTGCTTCGGTCGGGTCCATTATAATTGACTCTGGACCACCGTTAGCATCATAAATCCAATCTTGGATATCCAATGGGTGTCTTGGCGCAAGTTTGCGGAGAATAATCTTTCCATCTGTATTCTGAGTATACACCTTTTCCAATGGCATATACCCATACTCACACATGAGAAGAGCATCTTCTAGAACGCGATACCATGGATTGTTCAACTTGACGAACAAGTTATCTTCTACAAACTCGGCAATATTTATATCTAGCGTAGAGTCGCTTGCGGGCTCAATGAACCAACGCGCAGCCATAACAGGAGTTTTCAGCAGCCTTAGAGCACCCCGCACCGTGCCATCTGCACGCTTCATGTCGTAGTATTTACGGATACCAAGTTTGTCTCGAAGTTCTCCGACTCGCTCTTCACGTGTCCACGACGTAAACGGAGAAGGTGATGCATAACCCATCTCCTGAAATGCCAAGCCTGTGGACAGTTTCGGATCACGTTCGGCCATAATAATATATGACCCATGGATAGGATCGTAATTAGCACCGACTAGCTCATAGCGCTCCATCGCCTCGGCGAAAGAAAGCGACTTTTCAGAAGCGTGCGCCTCTAGCTCGGCGATGATTTCGTCATCGTCCATTACATACCACTTCCCCATTCGGGGTGACTTGTTAAGAATGAATTAATGTCGTCGTTTAAACAGCGTCCAGTTACAATGTCATAAATCGTGCCAAGGTATCTGGTGAATGTTCTTTTCTCGGTTGGCTCAGTTGTTGAACTCTTTACTGTAATAACTTTCAATGGCCATTCCAAGTTTGCATTACAAAAAAGCAGCCAATCCGTTACGAACTTTTTGGTTTCCTTACCGCCGGGTTGATTTGATTCAGGAGCGCTAACGTTTAGTAGTCTTATGGCTTCTTGTTGTCTACTGTAAAGCCCTTGATCTATGAGGAGAACGAGGGTATCACCATCTGTGACATCATGCACCTTAGCTCGGTAATCCCACATCGTCAGTTCTCTCCATAAAATAAGGCATTACGTAGAAGCCATACGGATATGTGAACTTAAATGGTAACGGTTTTATGTTGTAGAGTTGTATAAATCTTTTCTTCTGTTCTTCGTTAAAGTGCTGAAAATAGAATTTGCCACTCGTCATGTGATCCCCTGGAACGTCGACATACACCTTATAATTTTTATCCGTAGGTCTTAGTGTGCATTTTCCAGAAGCCATAACAGAGAGCACGTAATCAGGATGCAGACTACCACAGAAGTTACAATGGAGTTCGTTGTCATAGCGAGTTCTATCCCAACCATCTAAATTTGGCGCATATTTCCAAGGGCCAAGCTCATGCATGCGTCGTGGACAAGTATTCGTAATTTCAGGCGGCATCAGAAATTCCTGAACATATTATGGCCTATGTAGTACAGCATTGCGGTTGCGCCTATAGTGCCGCCTATTATAATTCCAACTATAATCCATACGACTGTCATAAATCTATCCAAACTACTTTAGTTTTCCCATTATGCCCATGTATAATGACAACATCTGTCATGTCCTGATAAATAGCAGTGGATGTATGAGCGGTTATCCAACGCATAGCAACAGAGCCGTCACTAAAACATAAGCCCTCAGCTACAATACCAGTTTCATCTTCATCTCTATGCAACTCAAATCTTCTTGTCATACGAATTCCTTCAAAGATGTAAAGTATCCAGTCTCCGGCGTGTCTAGCATATCATTCGGGGATAGAACGCTCGATAGACTCATCGTTGCGCCAAGCTTGAAAATGTGCATAAGTCCGTAACGTATTGCATCCATCGCGTGATTGTCATATTTCATGGCGTCTTCACGAGGGTTTCTAGGCTTGTTTCCGCCAGTCTCGGTGGCGCGGTAGTTGTTGAACTCCCTGATCACGTTGGCGCAGGCTGGGTCTACAACCAGCCAGGGCTCATCAATGGGCGTGCCGAATTCATCAGCCGTGCCTACGGTCTGGGTCTGCAAAAATCGCTTGACGAGGTTTACGCCTTCCATCCAATCTTCTTTGCTTCGTGGGTCCGCGATACACGGAGCAAACTTCTGGCAAACCTCAGATACAGCGGCAGGAGATGCACAATCCCCAAAGCACAGGTCAATCTTGTAACCGTCAGGCTGACGCCTAGCTTTCATTTCGTTCAGGAACATCTCTAGAATTATGCCTTGCTTGTAATGTTCCCGCCAAATATAAACTCGATCCATCGGATCGACCTGGAACTCAATGGCAGCCATCGGATTGACGAAACCCCAATCAAATGCAATATAATTTTTCCAAGCTGGGTTAAATACGTGTTTCTTAACGTGAGTTACTTCGTCCCATTCTCCATAAATCTTGCCCATGAACGAGGTAAAGTCTGCGCCAATTTCCTGCATGAACCATTCGGATGGCATTGTTCGTTCGAGAAGCAAAACTTCTGGGTCTTGCCTACCACCTGGATAAACAAATGGATTTTCCCATGCCGGGAATCGCCAGGAATCATAATCTTCAAACAGCGGGTTTCGTCCAAGCTGCCACAGGTCATGAATCCAATTTTGTCCTTCTGGTGTAGTACTAAACGTCGCGCTTCCACGATTGTCCGCAAGCGCCGGCCTTATGAATCGATCCCAGGTTTCCTTCGTATGCTTAGCGGCTTCTGACATTATCACGTAATCGAGTTTTTCACCAACCAACGTCTCCGGTCGGTCGGCACTTCTTACTTCGACTCTGGTATTCCATGGAAATTGTATGAACATATCACCAGTACGTTTGGCGAATGCTTTTTTGACAGCTTTTTCGTGTCCAAGTTTCAGCTTAACAATCATGTCATCCCAAATGACACGAAATTCCTTTTCACCCAAGTCATATGTGGGACCGACAATCCATACGTGTTTGTTTGGCACCATTAGTAAAGGTTCAACTTCTCTTGCACCCATGACAGTTTTGCCAAATCTTCTACCACACACTGGTATTTTGAAACGTGCTTTACTTTCATGAAAGAGTCGTTGCCGCGAATGCGGTACATAATCAATCAGTTCGTAATATTTTTCTTTACTTATCGCCTTTGTACCATAATCCATCGACACTAATCAATATCACCTTCCAAGCGACGCAGGACCCCACAGGCACAGGGTGTTCTATTTCTAAAAATTAGCAACTGTTCTCATCATGGAGTTGTCATAACATTCGTCTGATGCACCGTAAAGTTCGATGTACCAGCCGTAATGGTAAATCTTGCGAATGGTGCTAGTACCGTCTTCTCGACCGGCACGTTGTTAGTGGCTAGAATGTTAGTCTCGGTGAATACTACGTTAGTGCCGTCGTTAGACCAGGCAATATCAATTGTGTAGGTTCCTGTGGTGTGTGTTTTTACCAGCGTAATTTTGCGTGAGATCATCTTTATAAATGCGGACACGACCGGTGTGCCAACAGCAACCAGTGCGCTACTGCCAAACATTATGGTGGGTGAAGCCAATACTTTTTCATAAACCGGCATCTTAGTGCCTTTCGTACGTATTGGCAGTCAATCCTGGTAGTACACCAGTTGTTTCGGCATGTCCAGCATATGGAGTTCTGAATTTTGCGTTAAAGTTCGCCGCTGGCGCTGCACCAGATGGCGTGTCGGCGCCTGTGTCATTGTACAAAACTGTTGGTGCGGTTATGGTTGCCATCAGTAGGAACGATGCACCAGTTCTGCCATAAAACTTATATGATGTTGCACCTGGCACGGTGACAGCGGTAACTTCAACTCGCGATGTTGTGCCAGAAGTAACTACAGCATTGCTGTCAGCCGAC